ATCCTCGGACGGCAAGCGGACGGCGCCGGCCAGTTGCGCCATCGGCAGCCAATCGGCATAGACCGGATCGCAGAGGCGCCGGATGAGCCACTGCTGATGCATCCGGTAGCCATCCCGCTCATCCAGGGTGCCGGAGCGAATCGAGGAGAAGCTGACGCCGTTCAAGTCCGTGGTCAGCGCCGCATGGGAGACGTTGAAGCCGCTGGCAACCTGATGGAGCACGACGGAAACGAACGGGCCGAAATTGCCCGATGGATGCGTCGGGTCCCAGCCGACGAACGTCTCGCCAAAGCCCAGGCGCTCGATAACGCCCGGCGCCGCATCGAGGGTCTGATCCTTCTGCGTGTCGTCCAGCGGATCGGGCCCAGGCCCGTCCGGACTCTGCTGAATCCAGCCCATTTTCGCGGCAGCGGTGCGGGCGGCCGTGATCTCGGCATCGAAGTAGCCCTCCAGCAGCTTGAGGGAGAACATCGAGGGCGCGAGCCAGGGGACGCCGCGCAACTGACCGGGCCGCTGGGGCACAAAGAGGTGGAACATCTCGGCGGCCGGAATGAAGATCCGCTTCCGCGTCCCGGCGCCCAACGTATCGGCCGGATGCGTGGTCCACATCCAGTAGCCGACCGGCCGACCCCAGACGTCATACTCGACGCCCATGTTGATCCCGTTCTGACCGGGACTCGGGGCGCGCTCGTACGATTCGTCGAATTGGTCAGCGTCGAGAAGTTGGAGGCTGTAGCCGAATGGATTGTTGGCGTACTTCACTTTCCTGAGGAAACATTCCCCATCCCGCGCCACCGTCTGAATCACGGTCCCGCAGAGTTCATTCCAGCCCAGCAGGCCATCGACGGTGCAGGTCGCCGCGCAGCCCCAAAGGTCCCAGGCGTCCTCAATCCGGTCGTTCAAATCCGCGTATGGCTTGCCGCCGGCCGTTTCGTTATCCGGCTCGCAATCGATCCCATCGGGACCGACGACGTTCTGGGCCAGGAGGTTGAGAAAGCGGCGGGCGTAGGGATTGTTTCTACACAATTCGCGGGACCGCATCCGGAGGAGCCGCAGCTCATAGCGGAGTTCCTGCCGGGCGCTCATCCATTGGGCAAACCAGTCCTGCGTCAACCGATTCTGTTGGGCGCCCGCGTACACCGCCCGCTTGCCCGGCTTGGCAGCCGGCACGTAGCCCATGCGGGCCAGGGCGCGCTCGAGCAGCTTCACGGCTGCCACTGACCGAACGGCACGGCGATAGGCGAGGGAGGGTTGAACACGACTTGCAAGGTGCCGTTGCCGCCCCAGCGGGCGGCGCGGAGTTCGGCGCGGTAGTAATTGCGGAGATCCATCAAATCGCGGAGCGGAATCTTGACCAGGGCGCGGCCCTGAATCTGATATGATTCCATGCCGCTCGGGATGCGGCCGACAATGGCCGATTCGATCAGGTTCAACGCCTGCTGGGCATGGCTGACCAGGCTATCAGCTGTCGTGAGGTTGGGCGTCAGGGTGGCGGTGCCGCGGCGGAGCGTGAACTTCTGGCTGGTCAGCGTGAAGGAACCGGCCCAATTCAGCGTTTCGGCCTTGGTCCCGCTCTTGAGCTTGTCGGTATCGGTGCCGGTAACCGTGGTCCGCCAGCCGGAGCCCTGGCTAGCGGCGGTCGAGGTCAGGCGGAAGGTGGGGGAGGCCCAATCATAGGTCAGAATCCAGCCGGCATCACTGGTAAAGGCGCCGTAGCTGGGATCGGTGAAGGCGTGAGTATCGAAGATGACCGTATCGCCAGCCTGAATAGCTGACGGTTCTCCAACTGGGACGGTGGAGGGGGCCATGGAAGGACATAATTGCCCATCTGTGTCATTTTGTCAACACAGAATGACACACCCGGCCTATCGCCAGCCGCCGACCCACCCGCCTTGTCGGGACATTTTGGCCCGCCGGACTGGTTGCACGGGAAACACTTCGGCCGTTGCCGCCACCAAGGCGACCTCCGGCTCGGCGGGTTTGGGAGCTTTCGACTGACGGCCCAGGCTCCGGCGTACCGGGTCCCCCAGGGCATAGAGCGCAATCAGGGTCAGGACCGTGAGGTCAATCGCCTCGTTCCGCTGGCTGCCGATCTGTTCATAGAGCCGGACCAGTTGCCCGGCGTGCCGGTGCGTGACCACCCGCTCGGCGCCATATTGGGCCAGGAACGCGAGATCGATCTGGGTCGAGAAGTGCTGGAAGCCGGGCCCCGGATGCGCCACCCGCTTGAGCCGGCCAAAGATCACGTCCTTAGCGGCAATCGTGCCCACCATCCAGATCAGGGTGCGATGCTTGGTCGAGCGTTTGCTCGGCCGGGTCAAGAGCTGGGCCCCGTAGCCGGAGGCGCCCTTGGTCGCCATGACGCCGCCCCGCTCCCGCGGCCTCACGTAGTTGGTGACCGCCGCCGTGTTGTCGCCCGAATCGATGGCGGTCATCCGGACGCGGAGCGTCCCGCCGGCGGTCTGCCAGGCCCGCGTCCGCATCGTCTCGAGCGCGCCCCACACTTCCGGTTTGACCGGATCGCCGGTCAGGCGCCAATTGCCGAGGTGGAACGCTTCCTCGCCGGTCCCCCAGGCCGTTGCCAGCACCTCGAGCCGGTCGCCTTGGACGTCCACGCCGAGCGTCAGCATCGTGTAGCCGGCCGGAATCAGCGGATAGCCTTCCGCGTCCGTCGCCAGCGGCTCCCGGCTGATCGCGTCCGGGTCCATCGTCTCGCCCGGCGGCTCCCAGCATTGGGCCAGCCGGGTATTCAGAAAGACCTTGATTTCCTCACCCTGGCCCTGCGCCTCATACCATTCCCGGACGAGCTGGGCCCAGGAGAGCGTCAGCGCCGGGAGGGCCGTCATCTGGAAGCCAGCCACGTCCCGCGCCGGGAAGGCCGCGACCCAGGCGCCGCGGCTGTTCATGGCCGCTTTATGCTTCTCATCGATCAGGACACCGCAACCGGCGCAGAGATAGGCCACGGACTCAATTACGGGCCGACCGTCCGGGTCGCGGTCCCATTTCAAGCCGTAGGGCTGGTCCTTGCCGCCGAACTCGAGCGCCTGCCGGTGCTCGCAATGGGGGCAGGGCACCAGCCAGCGGCGTTGATCGCTGGCCTCGTATTCCTTGGCAATCCGGCTCTTGCCTTTGACCGTGGGGGAGCCGGTGAGGTAGATCAGCCGGTTGGGGAACGTGGTGGTCCGCTTCTCCGCGAGGCTCACCGGATCGCCCTCGCCCCGTTCCCCTTCGCCGCCGGCGCTCACCGGGTACCGATCCACCTCATCCATGAACAGCTTCCGAATCGGCCGCATGGCGAGACCGGCCGGGGCGTTGGCGCCGACAAAGGTCAGCCGCCAGCCGGGGCCCGCCTTGGCGAGGATCGTGTCCTCTTTTTCCCTTCGGGCCGACTCCAGGATCTTGCCTTGCAACCGTGGCGAGTCCCGGAACATCGGATCGATCCGATCCTTGCTGATCGCCCGGCAGGCTTCCAGGCCCGGTTCGATCAGCAGCATGGGACAGGGGTCAAGATCCACCGAGAAGCCGATATGGTTGAGCAGGATCTCCGTCTTGCCCGCCACCTGGCTCGGCAACATGGCCACGACGCGCCGATATTTGGGGTCGGCGCCCACGTCCATGATCTCGCGTTGCCACGGGAAGCTGTGCCACTGGCCGCCGACCGCGCTGGCTTCCGTGGAGAGCTGACGGTATTTGTCGGCCCAGGCGGAGACATTGAGGCGGGGCGGGGGCGCGAAATAGCGGGCGCGCAAGGCCCGCTCCTGCCGGGCGAGGCGGCGCTCGCTCACTCCGGCACGTCCTCTCCCGCCGCCAGTTCCGCCATGACCTCATCGACCAGCATTTGCGCCTGTTCCTTCCGGCCCGGCAGCGTCTCCGACGTCACGCGCATGGCAATCGCGTTCGGCAGGTTCAAGAGCTTGGACCGGACGCGGGCGAACGCCTCCCCGATCTCGCGTTCGCCATCCTCCACCGGCATGACCTCGCCCCGGCGTTGGGCCAGTTCCATTTCCGCCATCTCCGCCTCGGCCGCGAGTTTCCGGTCCTTGCTTTCTTCCGCGCCGCCGGCCCGCAGCGATTTCTTCGTTTTCGCCTCGATCCGCTTGTCGCGCCAGTGGCGGGCCTCCGGCCAGAGGACGAAGCGCCGGTTGCCGAGCCCTTCGTGCGGCATGCCCTCCTCGCAGAGGACTTGCACTTGCCGAATGGAGACGCCGAGCCGGTCGGCGGCGTCCTCCGGCGTAATCATCTTCGTCGTCATACCGCCCCCCGCTGGAGCTTGGTGCAGTCGAGCATCATAGTCCCCCGGAATCCGCCATCGGGATAATGCTGGTAGCGCACCCGCCCCTGCTTGCTCACGATGAAATGATCGACCGCAGCGGCCACGGGCCGAATGAAATCATAATCATCGACCAGGATATAGCGGCAAAAGGGCGCGCACAATTCGATATCATGCAGCGCGCCACCGTAGGAATGGTCGCCGTCGATATGGGCCAGGTCATAGGTCCGAGGCAGCGTGTCCCGCGTCTGGCTATCGACCCGCTGGACGCAGCCGTCCGCGATAAATCGGTAGACGTAACCGGGAATCCCGCCGTACTGGCCCGCGTCATTGTCCCAGCCATCGTAGAGCGCCTCCGGTGCGGCGGCCTGCATGGCGAACGCGGAGTAGCCGGCCCGCACGCCGATCTCGAAGATGCTCACCGGCAGCGGACGCATGGCGGCCACGATCCGGTACTTCCAGCGGTAATAGGTTTCGTAGAGGTCGGGCCGTTCCGGGTCCTCCGGCAGCCAACGCTCGACCAGTGCCGCCCACATCGCGTCCTCGGTCATGCGTTGACCCGCGCCAGCATGGCGTCCCGCCCCTCGCCCTGCTGCGCCTCGAGCGCGGGCAGGATCAGCGCGGCCATTGCGAAGGGGTCACCGGGCGGGAGGCAGAGCAGGTTGAAGTTGACCTCCTGCTCGCCGTCCCGCTCGAATACGTTCTCCTCATCGCCCCGCCAATTCGGGAAGCCGACCATCTCCGTCAGGTGCCAGAAGGGGCGATAGCCGAGCGCCAAGAGATCATCAATCACGCCGAGTTCATGCTCCAGCTTGTCGTTCTCCACGTAGAGCACGGGCTGACAGCGGGCAATCGTCTCCGCCGCCCCGCGCAAGGCCGCCCGTTCCGCGCCTTCGACGTCCAATTTGAGCAACTTGAGCCGGGGTAGGCCCAGGCTATCCACCGTCACGACCGGCACGGAGGCCCCTTCCGACCCCGCCGCGAGGCTCCCCACACTCTGCGGTCGGGTCAGATCCAGGCGCTCGAAGTGCGCCGTCCCCTCCTCTGCCCCGAGCGCGAGCTGATACGTCATCACGTTCGGTCGGCAGTTGAGGGCCATATTGGCGTTGAGCACCTGGAAGGTCAGCCGTTGCGGCTCGAAGCAGATCACCAGGCCCGAGTCCCCCACCATCCGGGAGAGCGGCAAGGCCAGCGCGCCCTGATTGGCGCCGCCATCAATCACCACGTCGCCCGGCCGCACGAAGGACTCGAAGGCCAGCAATTCCCGCGGCGCGAACTCGCCGTATTTGATGAGCGCCATCCCGACGTATTTGTCCAGCGTATGCGCCAGCATGAGGCCGTGGCGGGTCTGCGTGAGACTGTTAAACGCCTTGAGCTGCTGCATGGGCCTCCTGAAGGGTTAAGAGATCGGACTGTACAGCAGCCACCACGGCATACCAGTCCCCGGCCGCGGGCTGGCGATAGAGCGTCATCGAGGGATACCAGGGCGTGTCCCGCCGGGTCAGCATCCAGCGGAAATCCGGTACCGCGGTAATCAGGAGCCAGGTCGGAATATTCAGCGTGCCCGCGAGATGCGCGACCGCCGTATCGACGGAGATCACGAGATCCAGCGTCCGCATCAACTCCGCCGTCGTGACCCAATCGCCGCCGGGGTCAAGCGGCAAGAGCCGCGCATCGGGCAGTGGGTCCGCATGGCGGAGCGCCTGCCAGACGACCGGAATGTCCAGCAACGGGGCGACCACGGGCCAGCCGATCGAGCGGTTGCGATCGTTCTTGTGGTCCGGATTGCCGGCCCAGCAGAGGCCGACGCGGAGAACGGCCCGCGCCTGCGCTCGCCGTTTCGCCGCCCGCAGCTCCTCAATCGGCATAGCGAGGAACGGCCGGAGTACGCCGCCCGGCGCCAGCTTATAGCCGTCATCCGTCACGCAATCGGCTCCGGCGGCGCGGCCACCGTCCGCTCGTTGACCAGGACCACAATGGCCTCCATCGCCAGATCGATCAGCTCTACGATTTCCCCGTCCGCCAATGGCTTGAGCACGCGCCGCTCCCGGATCGCCAGTTGGCGCCGCCGGCGCTCCGCGTTCAAGAGATTCTGAATCTCGGTAATGCGGTCGGTCATCCGACAAACTCCGGTTGCGGGGGCACCGTCGCCGGCATCGTGCCGAACCGGTAAGGGAGAGAATAGGACGGGATGCAGTAGTCAAATCCTTCAGTGAGCGGCTCCCCATTCGGCACCGCCGCCACGTCGAAACTCCAAAGCAAAGCCTGCAACAAGCGGGGCACGCGCCAGACCACGACGGCGCCCGCCCGCTCCGCCAGCCGGGTATAGCGCAGCAGCATGATCGTATCGCCCATGCCCTGCTCCTCCTGGATCAAGAGCCGCTTTCCGTCGATCGGTTCCCCCTGCCAGAGCGGTATCCCCGCCGGCATCGGGTTCGCCGCCGCGTGCCCTGGTACCGTCTGCCGATGCTCGTACTCCGCCCACCCCTCCCGCCATTTGCCTTGCAGCAGCAGCGCAAAGCTGATATTCAGCCGCGCCTCGCTATCGCTGTCCCGGTCCGCCCCCAGCGCCCGCTCCCAGATCGTGACCGCGCCCTCCAGGTCACCGCGGCCCAGCATGCTATTGCCCAGATTGACCAGCGCCGACGTGAAATCCGGCCGCAGCTCCAGCGCCCGCCGGTAGCAGGCCAGCGCCCGCCCGTGCTGCCCCAACGCATCGTAGATCACGCCCAGGTTATACGGCGGGAGCATCCAGTCCGGCCGCTCCCGCGCCGTCTGCCGGATCAGCGCCTCGGCGTGCTCCAGCTCGCCCACCTGGAAGCTCACCATCCCCAGCATGAAGCGCGCCTCCGCATGCCCCGGATCAGCCTGCAACATGGCGTGATAGACCTGGCTCGCCTCATAGAACCGGCCGCCGTAATGATGCTTCATGCCGATGACCAGCCGCGCCGGGTCCCGGATCGCCCAGAGGTTGAGGCCCGCCAACGTCTCCGGCAAATTGGCCAGTTTGGCCCCCCCTGTGTCAGTTTGACGCATGTATATATGCATTTTTCATGTATAAACGGTCCCCGCCGTCAGCGGTTCC